TAGTTGCTTGAAAACCTGTCAAAGCGCCCGGATAAGTACCCGGTGCTGCTCCTGCACCACTTAGCCAACCAGTTTCATCTTGGTCTACTCCGCCTTGAAGTTGTAAATCCAAGTTCATTACTGGTGTAACTGCACTGCTTAGCGTATATGTTATTCCTCTGTGTGTTAATGCTGCCATATTTAATCATCTCCTTAATATCTTATTCTCCATTAATCCTCACTTCAAGTCACGGATAGAACCTTGACCTCCAAAGAAAGTTGTCCATACTTCACCCATTGTTCGGTAAAGTCCCTCTTGACCGAGGCGGTTAATGGCGAATGGGTCTCCGGTTTCGATACCAGACTCAAAGTATTGTGTTGGCTTTGCAGTGCTAAAGTATAGGTAATCAGTATCAAGCATGTAAATTCTGCTGATGCCGTCGCTTGCCATCTCCTTGGTTGGGATAATTGGAACACCGTTGTAAGTTGCTACGATGAAACCTGCTTCCATACCCGGAACACCTTTTACACCGTTGAATGTTGGAACTACTCTCTTTTCTTCCATGAACCTTTGTTGGCTTTGTAGAAGTTGTTGTATTCTCATCAAGGTGTCATATCCAGTTAACATGACCTTTGGATTTCCACCACGAGTCCAGATAAGTCTAAACATCTCATCTAAGTGGTCAAGTGATAGAGTTCTGTTAGTAGAACCGCTGTCAGCAGAATCCTCAGCAAATGCCCAAGAGTTACCGGCTGCACTTCTGTCAATCGAGTAAATGTCTTCGTCACCTGCATCGTAGTGAGTACCAGATGCCATTGAGTTGTTACCAGTGGTAATTCTGTCAAGTGATTCAAAGTCGTTACCTGCTACAGTTGTTACATCCTCAGTTAGCATGTCGTTGATGTGCTCTGCGTGGTGCTTACCCATCTCTTCTTTCAAGACTGAACGAATGTCACCTAGACCGTCGTCTTTGTCGTTTAGGAAAATTGCTACCTCAGACATATCGAATGAGTGAGCGATAGTTTTAGGCTTTGCTGCAACATTCTGGAAAGTAGGTTTGGTTGTGTCTGGTAGTGTACCGTTCTCTGCAATTCCGCCACCAACAGTCTTGGAAGGTTTAGCAGTAACTACTCTCCATCCACTTCTGTCCCATGGTTTCTTTGGTAGAATTGAAAATGCGTTGAATTCTTGGTTTAGTTGTGACCAAACTTTTCTACCGTAGATTGCTTGGTATGTTCCTGCTGTTGTGCTTAGCAATGGTGCATCAGCCTTCAATAGTTCTGAACCAGTGTATGAGTATCCCATACTTTGTCCAGCACCGTAGTAGTAACGCTCCATGTCATTGATTGTTCTCATGTAATTTCTTGCCATATCTTGTCATCTCCTTAATCTTATTTTATCCACCTATTCAGTTATGAAATACGCTCCCAGCAAGGCTGTGGACTTCTGACCAGTCCATGCTCGCTAAGTCCTGTGTCGAAGGGACTTCGACAGTGGAAAGTTGCTTTCTAATTGTTGCTGCTTCTACTGAATCAGACGACTTACTGATGTTGTCAATTCTTTCACTCAAGTCTGATAGAGCCTTTTCGATGTTAGCAAGTGGTGTCCTTGCATCAAAAGAAGCCGCTTCTCTTGCATTTGCCTCTTCGGTAAGTTCTTTGTTTAGTCTGTCAGCAAAAACATTTCCTAGATTAGATTTGAATTGTTCCTCTAGGGATGCTGCTTTGTAAACTTCGTATGCTGCTTCTAAATCAGATGCGGTAACTAAGTCTGGGTGTAGGTAACCTTTTGCTACTTCGCCGCTTCCGCCACTGTTGAGTTTGCCGATTGCGTTAGTTGATGGGGAGCCACCTTCTTGTGCTCGACCCTTAACTTGTCCAGCGAAGTAGTCTGCACCGTCACCAATTGCTTCTGGTGTGCTTCCTAGGTTAGCCTTGGAAACTTGGTCAAAGTGGTCTCTTGCACCTGCAATGTCAACACCTGCTGATTTTAGAGTGTTTTCCATCCAGTTTAGGTAGTCGCTAGTAATGACATCAGAATATCCTTTTTCCATATCACCATGCATGCCTTTATGCTCAGAGCCATACATTGCTTCTTTTTCATCTTTATCTGACATCTCTTCACCCTTGTCTTTTTTCTTGTCTTTCATATGTTCTTTCAGACCCTCTGGAATGTCTTTATCTTCTTTTTCCATAGCGTCTAATCTTCCATTCAGTCTGTCCAATGTGCTCGACAGTTCATTTAATACATTATCATCGTTCATGTTTGTGTCCTCCTTCAATATACGGAATGTCGCCTCCGGGTTAATACCTTTTTCACAAATAGTGACCTCATGTAGTTCCAGTTTGGAGATTTCTGTGTAGTCACCGTGCTGCTGGTCACTCTTTCGCATTCTCTTAAATGCTTGTCCTCCAATACTAAAACCTCTAAGGGCTCCTTTGCGAATCTCTTTAGCAACTTCTCTTGCCTTTTCTATGTCATCTCGTAGTTTAATGACCACGAACATACCAGCATCGTCAACACCGGATTTCCAAACTCTACCATCAGAGTCAGTATAAGATGGAATGACACTTCCAACTTGTATATTTGAGTGAGCCAGTTGAACATTTCTAAATCCATCTGCTTTCATAAAATCACCAAAAGCATCTTTCAAAGCACTTCTGGTAATCAAATCTCCTTGCTTGTCTACCATCTCAACAGATGCATATCCAGCGATTACAAGGTCGTTGTCAGCCTTAACTATACTAATAGTTCCACCGTGATTGACGGGGGAAGTTCTCAGTGAAGCCATCGCTGCCATTGGTTCTATAGACAATGCTCATACTATTTAATCAAGTATGGAAGACGGCCTTATCTGAATCCACTTCTAAAACGCCATCTGATACAGGTATGACCAAGTGTTTTTTGTCTTCTTGGTCTTCCGTTTCCGGTTCTATAGAAGAATCTTCTCCGGGTCGTTTTTTGTTATCATAGTCCGGCATTGTTTTTTCGTCGTGTAAGTTTGTCGGACCCATAGGCGATTCTATAGGTGTAGCATAACCTATACCTAGACCCATAGTGCCTGTACTCGATTGGCCTACAGCGCCTACCCCACTTTTCAAAAGTTTCTCTATCAATTGTAAACCTTTGACCATTACCATCCGTTTGTCTGGTATTTTCCAGTCAGAGTCTTTGATTTTTTTAGGTGGGATTAACGGCTTACCATCACCCTTTGATTCGTGTACTTCTGCTTTATCTTCGTTATCTGATTCTGCAATATCAAGATTAGCCTTGAGTAGTGCCCCCGCTATAGGACTCCAATATACTCTTTGACTTTCAGATAGTCTAATCAGGTAATTATTAGATGACAAGGGACTATGGACTGACCAATGTCCTTGAGATTCTGTGGCCTTGTAAACCACATCTCCTTGCGGCATCACTACTCGAATACCACTCTTAGCCCTATGAACTTCGCACATCCACTGTGAATCTAATGACTTGGCAAGTAAACTTAGAGTTTCCCTACTAACAAGACCTTCGCCTTCTGCTTCACCGATTATTTCTGAGCCAGTCAAAGTGTAAACCGTTTCCTCATCTACCGATTCTACTTTAGTTACATTGGCCGCATTGACTCTAACATGGTCACCCTTGTTGTACTTTTCTGGACTATTGAAAGCAACTCCTACATCCATGTAAGTTTCACCTTCTGACTCTACTGCTCGGTTGCCTATTTTTTCTGCTTGAGTAATCGGACCAGTGCCTAAACGATATGTGTAAGGCCCGTTGCCTCTTCTGTCTAATACTCTTAGTACTACATCCTTACCGGGTTTGAGCATGACCCACTTAGGATGTCTTAATTCTCCAGCCATATATGTCGACTTAGCGTCTCTTAGTAATACTGAGCCATGGTCTTTCTGTAAATCATCTACCGCTAACTTAAGCCCAGCATCATCAGTAAGCCGAGTATCACTAGCGCTTGGTAAATGTATATTGTCTATCCCTTCCATAGCACCCCTAAGTATCTTTATTCTGTCGTCAATAGGTATTTCATGGGTTTCTTTGTCATCGTACTCCAAGACATCAAAAATATAGTAACCATCTTTTGTTTTTATGACATCAGCGTGGTAATCTTCGTCTGCTACTTTCTTGAAATTTTCTTTGTCTTCGTCTGACAAATCGAAAGTAGGAGATGTAATTTCATCATCGTCTTTCTTAACAAACCCTCTTTCACCCTCTGGCATGACAGAAACTATCCAGTCACCTGTAAACCCACGCAGATGTTCAAGGTCTTTGAGTTCAAAGATACGGTGCATCGGCTGTAGCGTAGGGACTTCCGGGCCCAAGTCTTTTCTGATAATGTCAGGATTAGTTAAGTCTGCCAGACCGATGTCAGACTTAGTCGTGGAACTAGAATCTTGATTGAGTGTTCGGCCAAGATTATCGGCTGTAAACTGAGGGGCTCTTCGTTCATTTCTAGCCAGTGATTCTCTTGCTTCTTTATGCTCAGGGCCGTAAAGTAAACTCTGCCAAGCAGGTGCCGCTACTGAAATCATCTTGTCCCAAAAGTGACTAGTCAGTGGAACTAAAGCGTGAATATTATCTTCGTTAGGTCCAACCATAGTAATTTTAGGAGTTCCATCAGAGCCTATGTAATAATTGAAATTAGGTGAAAGGTCATCTCCAAACTCATGTTTGAAACCGCCTGAGTTATACAGACTCTTGACGGTATGTGTGTCGTGACCGTTTGGCCCGACCTTAACTCGACCAAGACCAGATTTAGTTTGAGTGATTTCTTGTGGAACCTCTACATCTGAAAAATTAGTAATTAAAGAATTGAGTGTCTGTATAGCATTTTGCTGGTCGTCTAAATTTTTTGCGTCTGCTTTACCCTTACCTTTCAAATCTCTTGAAAATTTAGAACGACTCGTATGCAAATCTTCTTCAAACCTATCGTCTAAATTATGTGCAAGTTGGAAACCGATACCAGTTTGTCGGTTTCTTTCTTCTGCATTTCTACCCAATGTATTGTATATTTGTCCTACCTTTCTAACGAAGTCTTTTACATCAGGTCTGTTTACTTGTTTACGATTGAGCATGTCTGCAAGCATAGCGTCGATGTCTATATCAGGATACATTTGACTAAACAATTGTCGACCTGTCATAACAGAAGGCATAGGTTTGTTTTCGTTGAGTCTGGGTAGTAGAGTATTGTCGACATAATCTTTTACCGTTTGTCGCAATCTATTATCAGACTTATTCAAACCAAGCGAATCCATGAAGGAATCTTCATACTGGCGATTAGCCGCTTCATTTTGTTCGAGTAAGGCTTGTGCTTGTTCAGGGTCAGCCTGCATGATAGCGCTGTTCTGTATTTGTGAAATAGCATCCAGACCACTAACATAATTAAAGACATCATTATTGTCAAAAGTGCTACCAAAATTAGAAATCGCAGTTTTCATACCTGTAGCAAAATCTGTAGTTGGCTTTGACTGACCTTTAACTTCAAACTTCGTATTACCTAGTGTCGTGATGTCGTGGCTGTCTTCGGGTGCTTTTTGTAAGAAATCATTTGACATTGCTGCCCACATACGCATATTAGCAGCCACTGTTTCGTGGTCAGCATTAGGGTTGAATATCTGAGCAAGTTGAGCCCTACCTTCTGGAGTTTGCCCAAGCATCCTGTATAGATGCTCACCTGCATCTGCAATCGCTTTGATATCAGCATCCAACTTTCTTTGTAGAGTATTATGATGACCTTTACCGCCATAATAACGAGTTCCTTTGATATTTTGTCTCTCCCACGCTTCCATCTGGTTATCTAATTGATTTAACTCACCCTGTAAAGTCAGTCTTTCACCTTGTGTCAGACTACCAGATTCTAACAACTCTTCTATTTCGCCAGCCCTGTCCATCAGACCTTCAAAATACTGTGACTCTTGCTCAGCCGCCATCGGTCTTTGAGACGCAGACAGCCTCCTAGAAACCTGACCTTCTGGATTTAGTTCTCTAGGTATACCAAGATTAGTCATCACGCCTATATCTATAGGTTTACCATCTGGACCAAGAACCACATTACCTTCGTTGTCGGTGAGTTGATTACCAATAGTGTGTTGTCTAAGTTTGTCATCCAAGTCAGCAATCATTCTTTCTTTGGCTTTTGGTAACTCTTGTAGTTCTCCCATTAGCAGATTTTTTTCAGTCGACAGCACTCTATTAAACTCAATGAGTTCTTCATCTGTTAAGTTAGGTGGGGCTTTTCTTTGATTTAAATTTTCAAGTTCTCGCTCTATCCGACTTCTGGAGTTTTCTATACTAGCCTCTATTTGCTGCTTTTCTTCTTTGATATCGAACTCACCAAGTGTTTCAAATCTAGCACTAAGGTCGTTTACTAAATCACTGTGGTCAGCAAGTGTAGAACGCAAGCCCGTTCCTTCTTGTAAAAGACCGGGGTCTTTGTAACTAATTACTCTTCTAAGCGGCTCCATTGGGTTATTACCCATACCAACCATAGTACCTATAGTGTGATAACTATAAGCAGCACTTTGTTCAACTTCGTCGTTGTTGAATGTCCCTTGGTGTATATTGACCATTCTTAGATGGTCGGGAGTTTCACCACGCAATTTGTCAAAAGCATCTGTAGCAGCATCACCGTCACCTGATTCTCTCGCAGCGTGATAATCACTGTGTACCTCGTTACTGTATTTACCATCTGTTCCGCTAGAGTGTCTTTCGGTGTGAGCATTCTGACCGCCTGCACCTTTTATTCTTGAAGAAGCAACAGCACTCTGTGGGTTCATCAAAGAACTAGGTCTGGCAAAATCGCCTCTGAACGCCGTGGTTTTACCCTCCGCATCAGGAAACAAACTCAATCCACCCTGTCCAAATGGTGCTAAAAAAGCATCCATACTTTTACCGCCCTCAATATGCTGTATACCTATTCTGTTGCCAGTTTTTTCAAAGAATAAACTCACTTCTTTGTCACCCATCATGGTTCTTTCCGTCGTAGGCTCAAATTCTCCGACTTGTTCTCCATCTGCACCAATGTCTTGTAGGTAATCGCCAAAACGCTCTCTCAAAGCCTGAGAGTCTGCTGATTGTTCTGTCTCTACAGGTCTGTAAGCCAGAGTATGATGATGTAGCAAATTGAATAATTCATTGGCTTTCTTACCCATCCCGCCTACTTGGAAAGGTCTTTTCCAATGAGTAGCGAGTGTATCATGGTCATCAAGATAATCATAGTGGTCAGGGTGCATATGAGTGCCATAGTTTATCGCACCGTGATTTCGAGCGACCCTGCCTGCCGCCCTCATCTTGATAGACTCGTCTCGCCTCTTTTTCATAATTTCATCGAGTTCTTCTTGGCTAAATGGCGAATCGGCCTTTTTCCAAGCAGGTCCCCAAACAGGATGTTCCCCGTCTTCATGTAACTTACCTTCACTATCAATATTGAGCATATGTCTTAGCATAGGTTCACTAAGGTAATTCTGTTTCTTACCGTTACCAATAGATTGTTTTCTCCAATGTATCTCGTTTCTCTTATCGTCGAAATAAGGGACTTGGCTATAACTAAAAGCATTAGCATCTGGATTATACATTCTATACATTTTGTTATAATGGTCTACTGCCCTTTCCCAGTCTCTTTTCTTTCCAAGACTACTACCTTGCATTGCCATCCAGTTATGAACTCTTTGAATATTCTCAGTATCTTCTGGCAAACGCTTTGGTTTAATTGCCAAAGGATGCTGAGAATGTTCAGGGACTCTAGTCCACCAGTCGTATAAGCCAGAAAACCTTTGTTGGAAATTTCGCTTAAGTCTAGGCAACAAATTTTCTATTTGTGGACTGCTGTCAAAAGTCAAAGGTCTAGTGCTATCTGCCCCTCCATGGTCATACAAGTGCCTATAGGCTTTTTCTCTTTCTTCTGGACTAAACCATTCCATGCCAAGAAAATAATCCATAAAGCCTAGATTTTGTTGCCAATCTCTTTTGGCATCTTCCATATGAGATTGCTTCAACTCGTGGGCTATTTCTGCCTCCGATAAACCTTGTTCCTTTCTATCTGCTCGAACTTTATCGACTATATCTCGATTACTTTCTTCCCACCTTTTGTAGTGATTAAGATAGAGTTGATGATTAGTAGCATCTTCGTTCAACTTACCGAGATGCAAAGGTGTTTGTAAAAAACTGTGGTCATTCTTTGCGGCGTGTTCTTCCCAAGCAAGTTCTTTCCTAGCGTCTTTTTGACTTTGAGGCTCGCTACCAGCCTCGTTTGCTAAATAAAAATCTGCTAAGATTTGGTGATAATTACCGTGTAAAGGATTGAAACCTTGACCCAGAGCATTGCGTGTTCGATAGGGGTCGTTAGCCTCGCCATTAATTAGTGTGAAGGGTCTGCCAGAATATCTTAAATCGTCTGCGTTAGGCGGAACGACTCTGTCTGGATTCATAGATGGGTTGTCGGCTAATTCCATACCAGCGGTATAATCTATTTCAAAGCCCATCTGTCGCTCATTGATGCTTTGATGAGTGTGCGGAGCCCACTCATCTTCATCTTCTTGTTTCTGTATAACAGAACTAAACATGTTTAGCAAGCCTTTGTCATGACCTGATAACTCGTAACCCTTTCGCTCAGCGCTAACGGCTGCAAAATAAAACTCAGCACCAGCGTCTGCTTTACCAATACCATCTATTAGAGACTTAACGAACACACCTCGTGTTCTATCAAGAGTCTGTAGTGGTCCTTCTCTCAACTACATCACCAGCCGCTTAATTTAGACGGCTGGCTAATCGGTCAATAGACTTCTTTAGTTCTGACAAGGTTGGACCGTCACCACCTTTGAAGTTCTCAAGTGCACCTGTTGTGCTAAACGCTGTAGGATAATAAGGTGACTCTCTTGTCAGTACATCGCTGTTCTCTGAAATAGCACCTTTGTTAGTTACATCTTCTACATCGGCAAGCAAAACATTGTTTGTATTATAATATGCGTTAGGCACTCCAGAAGGCTGTGCTTCAAATCGAGCGTAACCTACGGTAGCCCCTTCGGGTTGACTTGTATAATTTGGCATACTACCTTCTTTCTTAGCGATACGACTTTCTAAGTTCTGCGCTGCTTTTAGCAGGTCATACACTTCTTTACTTGCTTGTTCAAATCTTGGCTTCATATTATTCCATTCCTATTTCGTTTCCTATTGCACCGCTGTTCTTTGCTTGGTCAGCCAGTGCGTGAATTTCACTCCAATCTGTCTTGTAAAAGTCTTGATTGGTCTTTGGTATTTCTATTGGATTACCGTCTTCCTTCAACAATACATCATCAGCATCGCCCCTAAACAAATCAGGCATCACATCTTCTGGCATATTATTCTTAGCAGATACAAAACCAGCCTTTCTAAGCAACACTGCTGGATTGAGCAGGGCTTTTTTGAGTTCAGCGTTTTCTGCTTTCAACAATTGAAGACCTGCATCCATGTTTTCCATTTTAGTGATGAGTGCACCCATCAACTTTTCGGCGACATTTTCCCTCTCTTCGCTCATTTAATCACCTCAAACTGTGCGGTTAGACAATCTTCGGTGAGTTGGACCCGCTCTAGTAGTTCTAATCATGCCCGGCAACACATCGCTTTGTGCTGTGTGGACATTTTGAGCAGAACCTGATTTAAGAACAGGTACTCCGCCAACATAGATATCGTTTATACCAACAGATTTTACAGAGTCAGATTTTGAAATCGTAGTCTCTATGTCTTTGTTTAGATAATCTGCGTACTTGATAACTTCGGTTATGTGACTTCTTGCCGAGACACCGTCTTGTTGTTCTAACGCTTTGTAAAATGCATCAACATGACTTCTCATTTTTCTAGCCATCGGGTCCAATTTCTTTAGGTCCATGCTCATCCCCAATACCTTCCTTGACTTTAAACTTCCTAAGCCCCTCTTGGATTTCTAGCATCTAATATATTTTGACTGGCTTGCTGAACTGCTCCCGGTTGAGGGCCTCTCTGTTGAACACTTGACATTGGAGAACCAGAGCCCATGCTGGTTCTATTTTGTGGACTGGCCGGACCTCTATTTCTTAGACCCACGCCTTCGCCGCCGGGCTGGGACATACCCATTTGGGCCTGTCTTGCCATCTGAGCGGCGCCTTGTGGACTAATATTACGGCTTGGAAGTGCGCCCGGCGTACCCATACCGCCACCCATTTGCATACCGCCCATAGGGGTAGGTTGCTGAGGTTGCTGAGCAGGGTCAGTCGGGTCAGGTTGTTTGTAAATAAATCGAATATCACGATTAGCGTCTTCGGATAGTGTTGGTTTGTAACCCATCATCATCATCCTTTGAGCAATATTCACTTCCATCTCATCACGGCGTAGTCTGGTAACTTCGTCTTCTTCTTCGTTTGGATACAATGTTAGTTTCCAATCGGTGACATCCATTTGTTCCATTAGTCGTGGGAACAGATGGTCAGTGTATACTTTGTGACCAAACTCTACTGCTCTATTAGTCACAAGTATTTGCATACCCTCGTTGTTCAGGCCACCGGACTTACCAGTGTCCATCATAAATACATTAGATACGCCGTAGAAAGCAGCAATTCTTTGTCGCATTTCGTCTCTTGCAGGTATGTATTGCATCTCCTCAAGACTGTCCATTAGTTTAACCCAGTTAATGCCGCCTCTGCCGCTACCAGATTCAATACCAATCTTAGGTATGTAGTGCGGGTCACGCTCTAACTTTTCGTCGGTAGCCTTGAAAAACGACTTCATGGACTCAAGATTATCAGTAGTAACGCTCAATATACCTCTTGGTATTCTTCGCTTTGAATAAGCAGTATACATATAATTGTCCATTGCTGTCAGAGTCATGGCTTGTCGCCAAAGAGTGGAAACAGGACTCCTGCCGTATAGTTTAGAAGGTTGATATTTACTAACATGAATTACCTCCCCTTCAAGATAATGCTGTGTCTTACCACTTCCAGCAGTGTTGACATGGTGCACATCTAGCATTTCTGTTCCACAAATAGGACAGTGTTTGTCGTCACCAGAGTAGGCTTTAACTTCACTACGATGTATAGGGCAAACTCGGAAGCGTCCTCCTCTAACACCACGCTTATCGGCAATGATACGCATAAAAATAGGGTCTCCTCTAACAATTTCTTTGATTCTGTAAAACGCTAACTCATTTGTTTCTGGGTCCATGTAATATTCTTTGATAAGAATTAAGAAAGCATCATCTGTAATGTTCAAATCGTATTCTACTTCCCTAAGTACATCCATAAAGGTCTGTTCCATAGAGTTTCTTTGCTCGATTAACCAACGAGGATATACTAATTGGTCAGGGTTAGGCTCTGCTAAGTTTGTATCGCCGCATTCTCTGCATTCGTCGACATCGTGCTGGAACTCAGCATCACAAGAAGTGCATTTCTTTTGAAATTTCTTTTCCCAGTAGTAACCACGACGGAATATTTCTTGTTGAAGTGTAGAAAGAACCGTTCTAAGAATAAGATTTTCATTAGCAACTGCGTACAATGCAGGTATGGTGATACCTTGTACTAGTACAGGCTCTTGTATACCTGTAGTCCAAAGCGGCATCTGTGGCTCTGGTGTCCTTCTTCTTCGGAACGGGTTGCCGATTGATTCTATGAGTTTACCTATTCTGCCCTTTTCTGCCATTAAAATTCCTCCAGCCAATTAAATACTGTATCACGGTCTAAATCCCACTTCATTAGTAACTTGTCGCCCTTGGCAGTACCTTCCGCATTAGTATACTGTAGAAACTTCTTGACTTTACTCTTTTTGACTTCGTCGTCAGAATCAACATAAAACATCATCGCTTTTGCTAAATCTTTCTTGATTCTCAACTCAGAAAAAATATTTTGTAAGAATTGTAATATATCTTCTGATTTAAAAAATGTCACCCGATGCTGGCTTTGTGCAGGGTCGTCGTATATTTTTTGGTCTAGTTGTAAAGTTCCTATACCTATCCCCTTATACAATTGTTCGCAATGCATTCTACCAGATTTACCCTTGGTCACTAAACCAACTTTAGGCTCCCCACGGTCTGAGATGTTGATATAACCATTAGAGTCAAAGAAGCCAGCCGCATAAGACCAAGGGTCCTTGATAACTAATCCGTCTCGGTCTATACACATATATTCGCCCTTACGGTGAGCCTTGACTATGTTTATTTCTTCGCCATACATATTAAGAAGTTTAGACAGTCTGTTAGAATTCAGTCTTGGTACGCCCTTTTCTATGAGGTTTTCAGTAATCGCTCTAGCAGACATTGAGCCGTGATTACTTACTTCTTCTTTAGCGAGCCTCATCCATTTCTGCTGTTCTTTGGAAAGGTTGTCGATTTGATGTAGTGAACTCTTCCACATCTTACGGGCGTCTTGTTTAGTTTCCATAGCGTTAACCCAAGCCATTTTTTCTTCTTCGCCCCAAACATCTTCAAACTCGTCGAGTTTGTTTAATGCATCTTCTGCACTTTCCCATAAGTTACAAGCACGAAGTAAACTAGATTTGCGTGATTTGCCGAACAGTCTAAGCGAGCGCAGGTCTCTGTCAGACAATCCCATTTTTCTCATCGTATCATAATGAGGTTTGCCCCAAGACAACATAGCAAGAGTAGCGTCTACTTCTGCGCTTTTGAGAGCCCTGACGCTGGATATGATGTTGTCGATTTCTAATTTATTATCTTTCATAACTCGCCTAGCCTTTCGCAAATCTTTGATGATTTCATTAGCACTTTTGCCTATTCTGTCCTCAAACCAACCCTCTCCAGTAGGTGCAAAAGGTGCATACTGTGGCTCAGGCAATTTATCTTCTTCAAACATTACAGTCTGAGAAGCAATTGACTTAGCCACTGTTTCGTCTACTCTCGGATGTGCCATGAGGTTGATTGCTATATCGTTAAGAATAGCGTGACCCATGTCTACAACATAATCACTATTTGTTACATTTAGACTCGGCCACATAATACTCTCCAACTTTTGGTGTCATTTAATTATATCGTGAACCAAGACGCACCCGCTACATTTCTTTGCGAAACATCACCAAACCAATCGTTAAATCCGTCAAGGTAATCATCAAGCATAACCATAGTGCCCTTGAATTCTTTAGTAGCCCAGTTAGCCAAAGCCAAACTCATGGCTAAGTCATCATGAGTACCCACAGACTCTAGTCTACCGTTCTTCTGCATACCGAATCTACTGAGTTGGGTTTCAAGATTACGAGTAAATTCTTTACTTCTTTCGTCGCCCCAAGGTGTTTTTATCTTACCCTGTTCAAAAGCCATGAGTAAAGACATAAACATACTTTCTTTCTTTTGCCGAGTGGTCATAAATGTCTTGATAGGAATGTCGTCACGCATCTCTTTGAGTTCCGCCTCAAACATTCTTTGGAAGTTGTTACCTTCAAGTTCGATGAGGTCTGGTCTAAATCGACTGTTGAGCATGATTATTTTTCTTTTCTGTGCGTTACTACCCAAGCCTTTCTCATTCACGATATGAATTAGTTGCTTTTCGTCACTATCCGGTAGCATTCTCAGAACAGACATAGCAGTATAGTCAGCATTAGCATCTGACGCAATAGCCGGGTCCCAGCCAATGAAGTGCTGGCCAAATACTCCCGATGGGTCGCCGTTTTCATCAAACTCTTGTTCTGCTTTGTCAATCAAAATCAGGTCTTTGTCCCTTGCTTTTTCTAACAAAGTCATTGGGAACATACTCGACATGTCGTGAATAGGCTCACAAAGATACTCACGAGCGAACTTGATGGCTGGCATTGACTCTTCTCGTACCTTTAGTGCATCCAGTGGCCATCTACCGGGCCAAAGAGGTTCACCGTTGGGTAATATAGCAGGGTATGTCTCGACCCTAAATGCAGGTTTGTCTTCTAATTCAGCGTATAAATCGTTGTAACTAAACGGTGTACCGACCATCATCAGCCTACCTGTGTGGTGCAATACAGGTAGTAGAACAGTGTAGAACCAGTCTGCTGCTCTTTGTAATTCAGAACTAGTGGTACCCCACAAAATATCGTCACATACTACGACATCAGGGTGGAAACCACGAGTAGCACCACCAACCGATTTAGCCATGATACGGCTACCGTTAGTGAATTCAAAGTAAGATTTAGCCCAAGGCTTACCTGTTGGCTTTAATTCTTTCAGAATATCAGCACTTTCGATGTTGTTACGGATGAATCGCATGTGTTCAAGTGTCTGCTCAAGGCTGTGACTGAATACCATAATGTGAGTATTCGGTTTAAAAGCGGCCAACCAAAGTGCATAAGACATAAAAAATACTGACTTACCGTGGTCACGACTTGCTTTGACGCAGTATCTTCTACTTTCACTTAGACCTGCTAACCAATCTCGATGGTGGTCTGAAAAATCAAACTCTAAAATCTCAGTAAAGAAATACTTAAATGACTTTTTGGACATCTCTATGTCCATGTCTCGGATGAGGTTGTTGACATCACTCAAGCCTCAACCTCCGGTTCAAAATTTCTCAATTTGTTTTCAATGCCAGTTCGTAACATACTAGGTCCTTCTTCTTGCTCAGCAGACTCTTCTTTTTCTGGCTTAATAATAGGAACCATTGCGTTAGGATTAGGTGTGCCTTTTTCTTCTTCTTTTGCGGCTTCTGAGGCACCTTGTGGAGGGATTGGTATACTGCTTAGAACAGGTGTTATTTGTGCAGGGTGCAAATCTTCTACTTGATTTAATGCATTCACAACTCTTACTCCACCGGGCTTCGTCACATTTACATCCCCTTCTTGAGGCATAACATTTCTTGTTTGTAACTCTCGTTCTATATCCGCTATCAGTTCGGGATTTTGATTTGCGAAATTAGGTAGCGGCACTGATTCTGGAACATCTATTCTATTCCCTCGTTGTGCACCTGCTACTACCAACTGGTTGATGTTACGGAGGGCTTCTTCACCTGCTTCTAAAGTCAAATCTTCTGGTCTTTCTCCACGCATTCTGCCAGCCATATCGAACACTTGTCGACCCAAAGCAGCGTTTCTAGCAGCCCTTTCGTCGGCAAGTCTTCTTTGCACATCCGCCTCATACAATGCTTGTTCTTGTTGACCAGCAGTCATAAAATTACCACCAGTCAATCTGTCAAATAAACCTCTTTGCCTTCTTTGGTCAAGAGGTTCTTGTGCTCTCAAAGCGGCATATTGATTGGCAAGGTCTGCTGCTCTATTAGCCCTTATCCTTTCTCGACGACTTGACAACCCTCTTCTTAAACCACGAGCGTCTCTAGCACCTTCAAACATACCATATCTTAGGTTGTTGATTAACTGAGACAAAGAATTTACTGGTTGCGTAAGAGCCAAACCAGCACCTGCTGCTCCGCCTAAAATACCAGCCAATCTTTCTCCTCTTACAGGTGCACCTTCTCTTGTAGAGGGAGTTGACAATAGCACTGGATTACCAAAAGCATCGAAAGCATAGTTGCTCTTGACTAAGACTTTGTTAGGAAGAGCAGACTTAACTAATACTCTTCCCATTACTTTAGCCCCCTTAGAAATCCGTCAAAGTATCCAATCTTTTTCTTGATTGCATCCATCCCACTGGCTACATCGAAGGAGCGATTCATTATGAAACCATTGTCACCAAATGTTAACTGATTGTCAGGTATACCTTGAGGATAGCCTCTGCTACCCAGCGCTCTTCTTGCCAAATCTGCTGGATTACTTGACTGAACCTGCAATGGAGGTGCTGGTAAATCAATCATCGAAGGAACTTGCGGAGGCATGGCAGGGGCAGTAGTTTCGGGTCTTGGATAAGATGGCTCTACACGAACTTCGTCTCCAGTAGGTGCCATCTCGTGTTCACCAAGTGCTATACGGTCATGGCCATCTGGCCCCCAGTGGTCAGGTGCAGCGTAGTGCGGGAACTCCGGCATAGGAGTAGCGATGCCCTGTGTCGCAGCATCTGTCGGTATATCGCCCAAAGAGAATCTTTCGTGCCCAGTAATGTCCATCATACCGGCAATCAGACCTTCGACATTTCTTCTTAAGCCTTCTTTTGGTCCTTGATATGCTCTTTCGTAGTGGTTTACTTTTGATTCTCGCATTTGTCTGGCTATCTGTTCTTTGGCTTCTTCCTGACTCATGCCTTGTGCTATAAGTTTACCAGCGGCGTTACTCATGTGCGCCCCTATCTTTCTAGCAACTAAGTTAGCCCTGTTGTGAAAGTTAGTGCCTTTGTGAGTAGGCGCTCTTTCAATGTGGTTTCTATGCAGATTATATGTTTCATCATCGTGATGAGAACCTATATCGTTAAGTAAGGCCCTAGTTAACATCTTTACTGACCCTACTCCCGAATCGCTATTGATGTTGTGAGTGTTTTGAAATAAAAGTTTCATAGCCCTAGTGCTAGCGATTTCGTCTAACTGTTCATCGCTATAATTGTGACTCAGTCCCATACTTTCAAGTTCTTCTCGTAACCTTTCACCTGACAACCCACCTTTAGCAGTTGAAAAGGACGCTGGATAATAAAAAGAATCAGGTAACAATTCGGCAATCTGATGAGCATGTATTTCTGGATGCATCCTTTGGTCACTGATTTGTTGCACTTGCTCATCACTAAGATATTGATTAGGTAGTATACCTGTTTTCAAATATTCTTTGCCGTCTCTTGGAGATATAGACTGAACCAGTCCACCAGAAAGTGAGCCCGGCTTCAAACCGTTATATTGAACATAGTTCAAACCGTTGACAACATCAGCAGGTGCACCTAACTCTTGTAACACTTCACCAATCTCTTGGTTCATGTGGATAAGTCCGCTGTCTATCCATCGACCAGTTGCGCCGCCCTCAACATTACCTTGGTTGTAAGCGTAGGTAATCAAAGGTCTCGGACCACCGGGTTGCTGAGGCTCGCCTCTTCTGGCTTTTCTCATGTGAGTTTCCATGTCGTGCTCATACCAAGGACCGACATGCACTTTGCGCCACTGATTACTATTGAAATCAGGCAAAGTATGTTGACTGTCATCACCGTATTCATCTTGATGCTTCTGATTATATCTGTCGATAGACATTTGTAAAACATACTCGGCTTCTTCTGGAGTAAGTTTGAACCGCCTTACTAAATCATCTCTTACGAAATCAATGGTGTGCTTACCGCCCGGTAACAATTCTCCTGTTTCAGGGTGATGATTCCAAGGTGGGTGGTCAGGCTCTTCCGGGTCTTGGCTTATACCAGCATCCGTTGGTGCCCATCCGTGAGGTACTTGTCCTCCGTCTCCGACAAAAGTAAGACCAAATGATTTCAATAAAGGTTTAAAGTAAGCCTTATGAAAATCATCGCTGCCAAAAACCAAAGGCTTAGGCTTGCCATAGTTAGCAGGAAAATGTATCTTAAACATCAGCCTACTCTCCCACTACCTCTTGCTGCAAACATAGTGGAAGGTGCGCCCCAACTGTCAGGTAAATCAATAGTGTCAGTGCCACCAGTTGGTTTAGTTGTTTTGTTCTGTGCTTCCATATGACCAGCCTCTCTGTTATTACCATGACCGCCTTGTTTAGCGGCTTTGAGTCTACGCTCTTGCCTTTCCACAGAATTTTTCAATTGACTAAGCAGCCTTCTTATTTGATTGAATTTCATATAATCTACTTTTTTCTTCAAGTCTTCTATATCTTTTCTAAGCAAGTTGGCTGATTTAGATAACTTTTGACCTCGGAGTTTAGGTTCACCCGGTTCTTTGATAGGTCTACCTTTAGGGGAAGATAACTTGTGAGGTTTTGGATTATATCTGCTTTCTGGACCAAGAGCGTGACCGGCCTGCACTTGTGGCACATTTGCCAACAACTGCCGTTTTTGTTGAGTGCCTAACTGTTGGTCGTAATCTCTAGGAAACAAGCGAAGCGGTTGCTTTGTTTCGATACCCAAATGAGAATAATCTACACTGTGAGGGCTTAAATCAAGCCCTCTGTTTTTCATTGGTGACATCTGACGAGATGCTCTTTTGGCTCTACGAGTGTTGGCAGTAGTGATATCTGCACCGCCGGGTTGAATTTCAAACTGTTCTCTTGTGAAAGGCTTTTGCTCTTTACCTTTTATCTTGTCAAGTCTACTCTTAATCAGACTAGACCAAGCATTATCCATTGGCTCACCTGTAGTAAAATAATCAGGATTACCATAAGCAGTAGGTGGAAACTTGTCAGTTTCTCTTGTTTCTACTACATTTTCATCTGCTAATCTTCTGAGGCGAGGGACATCTATTTCTGGGTCAAAAAAAGGCCTAGGGATTTTTTTCGGCTTAGTAAATTTCTTAGGGTCTGGTTTTTCATCGTCTTCCTCATCCTCTTTTATCAAAGTAGACCAAGCATTTTCCATCGGCTCTCCAGTAGCAAGCATACCACCGGGTGCTGGCATAGTACCCGTAGCGTTACCAATACTCAGATTACCCATGTCAGGCATTCCCGTCATAGCGCCAAATTGTTGACCTTCATTGAATTGGTCATCCATCATAAGAGGGTCTTCTTCTTCCATCAAACCGGGAAGTTGAGGTAGTTCGGGCTTAGGTATAGATAACTGCAAATGAGGTAACTGAGAGACTTCGCTTGGCTTATCTTTTTCAGCCATTTTTTTATCTTTCAACTCTTCCATGTGTTCAGGGTCGCCAGCCCCGTATTTGTAATCGTCATCATCTTTGGAATAGCCCATGTTAGATTCGCTACGAGGACTATACATCCTAGTGTCCGAACCTGTAATCATTGGCATAACTCTCAACTCACAACAAATCTAACAAATCGTCTTCTATTTCGCCATCAGCCTGAGCAAGCAAACCGGCTTTTACTCGCTTCCAAGTCTCTGGGCTCTCCTTACCTAACTCCACTTTGAGCACATTGATAGTGTTGTTGGCGATGTTTTGAGTTGGCTCTGCCCATTTTTCTTGATAGGCTGTTAAATCTTTGAGCGTTTCTCTAACTTCTTTATGCAATCTAACCATATCAGATATAACGCCGTCATCGTGTATACTGGTCTCTTCCATAAACTGTGCTAGTTTACCGTTCAAACCTTGAACATTGTTTCTCAGAATGGTAACTTCCTCTCCTACCTTTATTGAAACGAGTGCAGTAGAACTCTTTTTTACCAGTGGTTGAAAATGATGTTTCATGTGTCGATAAACTGCTTCTTCACTACACTCTAATTGTTGAGCGATTTCTTCTGTAGTAACTTTACCTTCAAAATAATCAACTTCTAACATTCTCCTGTTATCGTCAGTGCATACTCTACATGAATGATTTGCACCTTCATGATATTCACCGACATGGTTTTTCATATGCCGCTCTGCGGTGTTGGCTCGCCACCCCATATCTTTGTCCATAACTTGAGGATTAGCGATACCATCAATGATGTTCTGCTCTAACATTTCACGGTCACCGTGTTGACAAAAAGGACATGACCGTTTAGTCTGACGCTGGCCCGCCATACAACGCCCATGGTATTTACACGGATAACCCTTTTGAACAAGAAGCCTTAGTCAGGTGTATGAAACTACCTAGAATACAGCCAAGAATTATGGGTGTACCCGTTTCTATAGAGACCGCTAGAAACTTAGCAAAGGCTGGTAGAGACATAGCAATGAGAAGATATGTTCCAGATGATGTAAAAAGAAGCAGAATGGAACATTGTATGATATGTCCAAGTTGGGAACACAGAAGTAACAGATGTTTAGAGTGCGGTTGTCAAATGAGAGTAAAAACTAGCCTCACATCAAGCGAGTGTCCACTCGGTAAATGGGGTAGACTAGTGATACTAGATGCTAGAGATTCTACTGTAGATACCACCGAGCATAAAAAAAGCGCCGAACAAACCAGCGACTAAGTAGGCCATGGTATCACTACTTAGATTATCAGCACCCGTAACTAAAATAAGACCAAGTGTAACTATTATCGCTAGCAATTGAACCATTACCATATCAATAATAACGCTTTTTATGGGAGAAAATATACCCATGGCAGTATTTGAAATACTATAAAGTGGATTATTGTCTATCATTATCTCATCCCCATCATTCTGCCCATAAAACTACCCGCAGCAGTTCCGGCTTTATTCATGAAACCTTCATCGGCTAATGCTGCACTTAATGCTCCACCCATCATTGACTGTTGTGCCAACGCTGCAATTTGTTGTTGTTGCATCTCAGCGTTTTGTATGTTTTGCTGACTTGCCATTTTGAGGGCATTGAATTGGTTGGATACATTTTCTCCGCTCATTGTTTGTAGGCTTTGAGGCAAACTTGTCACATCCATCTGCATAGTACCGCCTTCTTCGTCAATAACAAATTTAGCATTTTTGAGTATTTCTAAAACTGAAAAACTCACCAAGTCATTGAGCAACTGTAATAGAGTTTGCATTTGTGCGCCAGCAATAAATCTGTCAGCAGGCGCTAAACTTTTCATTAAGGCCAGCATAATATCAGCCTCACTTGGAGGCATCATGGGTTGACTCATCATGCCCTGTTGTATACCTGCGCCACCCATCATACCCGCCATGAAAGGATTTTGAGCAGCCTGTTGCATCATTCCGCTCTGCGGAGCAAATGGATTTTGGGTTTGACTTTGTACAGGCATCTGACCCGGCTGACCTACGCCTAAATTTAGTGTTCCGCTACTTTGCTGGTTGTTTCCGAATAATCCCATTATATCACCTATTGTTGAGGAAGGCTCATCTGTTCTGATTGTTCCAAGGTGTTTTGATTGATAACACCATTGGTCGTGTTATTTACTGCCGTACCAAGCGAGCCTCCAGCGCTTGGTACGACATTTTGCGTTATACCTAAGTTAGCAATCGCATCACTGAGTTGTGGATTTGCTGCTAATATTTCCTTTTGGAAAAGTCTCAAATCAAAATATATCGCCGTTATATCGTTAATACCAGTCTCTGGATTTTTGTAGTGTATTAGACTAATGCCAGCCTGTGTCTTAGAATCCTTTTCAAGTTCCATAAAAAATGGCTCATATTTTTTTAGAAACTCAGGAGTGTTATCTTTTTTCTTAACGATAGAAATTGGCACCGCAATTGTCGAAACGCCTTTTTTAACCATCTCTTTCATGCCAGTTTTAGTCTTGTTGTGCTCTTTATCAGCCTCTAGTTCCCATTTGCACAATAGATGGTAAAGGTGCAGGTGCTCAGGACAATAAGTACCTTTCATTTTCCTACCATTAGTTACTTGCTCTCTGGCAACAAACGGCTCCGGTGTCTGTGTCACCGGATTTCTCCAATACAAATCCCAAAGACTTTGGCCGGACTCTTCATCAGTGATTTTTGCATAGAGGTTATCATACTTAATTAGTTCTTCACAGTTACATCCGTCAACTACACAAAGATTACTTTGGCGGTTATATCGGTATTTTCGACCCCAAATCCACCTAATCGGATTATACCAAGCCCGCTTGGTAGGGGTCAGAAGTTTTCTTGCTTGTTTGATATCCTGCTTTCTAGCCTTTCTTGGGTCTGGATGTCTGCTTGGGTAGAAGTTTACTTTAGGAACTTCGATATTTTGTTTAGTTGCGACCTCTTTCATACCCTGTTGTGCTGCTTGCATCTCAAGCAACTGCTCATGACTAGCGTTACCCTGCTGTCCCAATGCTGCTAAATGAGCCTGACTCATGTTTGCTAAATTAGCGTCACCCTGTGGCACCCTTCCGTATCCTCCAAATCCCCAATTGTTCATCTTATCACCTAACTAAGTAAATCTAACATTGTATTTTCTACATTCCATCCTATCTTTGTTGCCATCATACCACGCTTTGTTGGCACTCCGGCCTTTTGAAGTCTAACCAAATCCTCTCTAAATGGGTCAAATATCTTATGTTCCCCCAGCCTTTGTTGTTGCCAGAGCACATTCGCTTGGTCATCCCACCACTGGTCTGCCTTGTTAGCCACTAACATAATTAACTTTGGTGCGTATTTTTTACCTTTGAACCAAGCCTTGAGTTTACGATAACGATATTGTCTGTGTAGTATGGCATCGACTAAGTATTTGAAGCCGCCAACAGCCTGCACTGCTTCATCGCCACCTTTGCTACTTCGATGGTCGATTAAGAATATTACTGCTTCTACCTGTCTATTGACTAAATCATCAACCCAAAGATTCCAAAAACGCTCTTCGCCACCAACATCAGAAGAGTAAACTACTCTTGTATCACCTTTGTAGGTAACTCGCTTTCTACTTGGTCTAGGTAACAAAAACCGATTGATGCCGGGAACTTTGAAATGTTTTGTTCTATCTGCCAAAGGTATTTCTTCCATTTCCCCCGGCGTAGTCATATATCTGTCTAAGGTAGTCTTACCCACCATAGTGGGTCCGTATACGCCAACCTTCCTTGGTTTCCAATAATGCCACAACTCTTTAGCAAATACTACCCCACCAACGAGAGCAGAACCACCTAATGCCGACATAAGTAAACCTCAATCAAAAATAGAATTAGACCAACTTTGTAACTTTTCTTTTAGCCAGTTACCTGTAGATTCCCAAAGATTCCAATCGGTATAATATTCAAAAGCGCTGATAGTAAAGGCAGTTGCCGTAGAAAAAATCACTACTTTAATCCAGCCCATGCCCCTTTCATAGGCTACATCCACTGTGTTTGCTATGTGCATACTCCTCAAAGTTTCCTCAACGGCATCGTCGCTGGGAGTCTTGAAGATGCGACCCACTTAGGTTCACTCCTTTTTCTTATATTTACCGTCAGCACCTCTGAGTCTACCAGACTTGTCCGTTTTTTCCTCAGCAAAATCAACACCAAGTGTTAATGGATTTTTTGCTTTAGGTGTTTCAGGGACAAAATCAGCAGTGCTATAATCGGTGCCATACATTCTAGCCTCTATCCAAGGAGGTGTTTCGCCCGGATGCTCTTCCATCCATTTTAGTTCGGCCTCTAATTGGGCTTCTTGCATACGCATTTCCATGTCTTGTCGCCTACGGTCAAAAGTAAACTCCATACTTCGATATCGGTTTCTGCGTTCTCTTTCTTGGGCTGCCATCCTTGCTCTTTCATCCATACCTTGTTGAAAGAACATTTTAAACAAATAATAGGCTAAACCTTGAACGGCAAATGCTGCCATCGCATAAGTAACTCCGTTGGTAGTCGGGTTGTCTAAATCAATCCACAAAGCAGCATCGAAAACACCAACTGCTATACCTATACTCACTGCTTGGGTCAATATAAGGCCCATCAATCTAATTTCTGCTTGGTCGTGCTCACGATTGGCTTCCACGATAATCCCTCTCAGTCAGTCCACATTTGATATCATAAATAAAGTGATACTATAAAATTTTAAGTATAACTAAAGTGGGATGGGTCGAAGTTTGCGAGAGGGTTGCATACTCCGACCCATTAATGCTATGCACTAATATGTCTTGAAATTAATCGTCTTTCTTTTCAGAGTCCAGTTTTTGCCTCTTTCCATTCTTTGAAGGGCCGGGACCTGCTTTAGAACCAATAACAATAACCATACCATGTGCAGGTTTCTTGTCATCTTTCTTTTTCATATCCTTAGCACCCTTACCGTCAGCGGCAAACTTTGGTACTTTTTTGCCATCATGCTCGACCATTTCCAAACCTTCTGCCTTTCTTTCTCCCATGCAGTGGGCTTTGCCCAAACAATCTTCTTTCTTACACGCTGAGCACTCTGCTTTTTGTTCAGTCATACAATGGGCTTTGTTTTCTTCTTCTTGTAATGCTTTTAGCAATTCATTTCCTAGTCTATTTACAAACATATTATCACTCTTTAGTAACCTATTGGCAATGTGCATTTCTTCTCCGGTGGCCACTGCCCTACCACCGTATTGTGCGCTGTCCTCCACTCCCTGCCATATTTTTTTTCGTCTGGTAGGGTCTTGGTTACCCAAAACTGGAGTATTAGTTGCGCCGGTTGCCCCGGCTGATGATGTAGAAGAACCGTAGCCAGATGTATTTACATCAACTCCGTCAGGTTTGATAATTTGTGCAATTGCGCCACCAATATAGGGAAGAAGTTTAGGTGCTTTGTCTGCAAGTACGCCTACTGCGCCCAATCCTAACGCCCCCTTCATTCCTCTTTTTCTATTTACATTAGCCATACTGTCGAATGTGCTTGCTAGGCGACTAGGTGGTTTTCCACCACCAGCAGCCCTGTAAGCCTGATTACCCATGCTTGTAGCGTAACTACCAGTTTTACCGGGACCTAAAGCAGCGGCTTGGTTTAAAGTTTGACGAGAAGTTAAGGGGCCAATAGAAGGCGCTCCTACTAAATCACGAGCAGCCTTTTGTCTTGCTTCTTCTCGTGCCCGTATAGCAGCGGCTTCTCTAGCACTATGTCTGGCTGCTACTTTACCACCTGCTCTTTTAGCACCAGCGCCTAGCAAACCACCCAATGTAAATCCTTGCGCTACACCTGTACCAAATTCTGCCAAATTGCTTCCAAAAGAGTCGCCTCCTTCTCCTACTTTAATTCCAAGAAACGGGTCAGTAACTTTGTTATCTTTGACATTCTTGTAACCTTGATAGCCGCCATATGCTGCCATTGCAGCAGGAATTAATAAAGGGGCGAAAGCAATTTTTTCTATCTTGTCGTCGTTTTGTAACAACGACCATGCAGAATCAATCGCATATGATGATTCCGACATGTTCATTCGCACGACACCACTCATCATAAGCCTGTTGGATAAATTGATAGTGGTCGGCAGCCTCCATCAATAGACTGAGGCTTTGCGAAGAACCATCACAGTGGTGCTCTATTTTGCCCAAGTTCCACAAAGCAACATGTAGCATTTCTTCAAAGAGTTCTTTCCACCAGTCCATCATTACAATCTACCTGTGGTAACGAGAATCAACTCCCGGTCAATAGGCTTTGTGCTTTTAAGTGTACCTCTTTCCTTGAAATGACGGGCTCGATTGGTGTGCGGGTCCTCTGCAACTAGCGTGTGTTGCTTAGTATGGCTCATGTCAGGGCCACCCTTGCCGTAAATGCCTCTTCTTCGTCGCTCACGATTTAACTCTTCACGATATTTTACCCGCTCAGGTGTCGATTCATACTTTTTGTCATACTCTAACTTGTGACGCTTAGCCTCTGGACTTACTGGGTTCTTGAGAAGTCGCCAAGAAAGGTCTATTGGCTCACCTGCTTGTATCATTTCTTCTTCCTGTTCTTCTAACATAGGTGAATCTTCCATAAGTCCAACTGGAGTATTCAGATAATCTGTCATTCTTTGCTTCATTCTGCCAAACTTGCCCGTAGGTAAATCTGGATTACCTCTTACATCTCCGAACCCAGAACCATACCTATTTGTTGTAGTAAATGCTCGTTGAGTTTTTGGAGGTTGCATTTCAAACATGTCGGGTTGTTGCCTAATTCTACCTTGTAATACTCTTACAGAATTATTCAAAACATTGAAATCATTTTCTAACTGAGGGGTTCGCCTACCACCGGACATCATCATAGTCTCTGGAATTCTTGAAACAAAATCTTTGGCTTTTTGCTGAGATAAAGGGAACGGTAACTCTCCACCCTGATAAGAAGGTGGGCGAGCCATAACTTGAGAATCCGGTTTAACAAACTTACCTGTCAAATAAGGAACTAATAAATCTCTAATTGTAGCGTTGGGATTATTTCTTAGATGAGTTTGTAACAAGTCATAATCCATTTCGGTAGGTAAGTGACGAGCGTAGTCACCTCGCCTAACTGCTTTTATTATCGAGTTCATTTTTTGCACAAGCACTTGAGCGAGGTCTGGCTCATACTGCATAGCGTGTTCAGTGCACATATGATGAGTATAATCTACACTTCTTAGCGGGTTGGCATACCTTGCTTTCATCATAGGAGGATTGTTACAACCGGGTATCGTGCAAGTTTCTGGAGCGTCTACGCCTAGCATACTACCTACGCTAATTAACTCCGGTGCAGCATCGGGCATGTTTTCGGGAAACCCATCTTGCTTTACTAATATCAATGATTTTTTCATCTGCTTAGTTTTCTTTTTCTGTTGTTCGATAAAATTTCTATAGACACCGGCTTCTTTGGTTTTACCCATCTCTCTTGCTCTTTGTTCCATGGCGATGGCTGCCTGTGTTTTGTGAGCATGACTGCGACTGCTGTTTTTGATTTTACTAACTGACTGTCTTGCTTTAGCCGGGTCTTTGAAACCAAGTCCATGAATAGTACCTTTCGGATTCTCATCAGTATACAAATCGGAATGTTTCTTTGAACCTGCGGGTTGACCTTTCTTACGAGGAATGCGTGGGGCTTTTACCAACACGCTTTTTTTCATCTGTTTGCTTTTACAATGCGCTTTACAAGAGAAGCCCTTGGGCGCATTACAATTACAATGAGACATGTCCCGACCTTTAACAATAGTTGGCTTACCACCCACCCCTTGTCTCTTGGCTCGCTTGCGCTTAGTCGCTGCTCGCTTCTGTCCACTAGTCATCTCGCCGCTAGTCTTTGGAGTCTTACTCGATACTCTTACACTTGGTCGGCATTTCGGGTAGCCTTTGCGACCCTTCTTGGCTTTTGACCTACCGCATGGTGGATGCTTACCAGTTTTCGGGTCTTTGCGAGATACATCAACCCACTTTTCTTTGAACCACCTGTTAAGGTTCTTGACAATAAGAACATCGTGACAAGTGCATTCTGGCAAATATATCAACCTCGTTTTTCTTGATTTTGCATAGAAATTTTATCTTCGGTTATCGGTCCACCCGCTGCCCAAGTATAACAAGTTCTATCTTTGTGACACTTGAAATCATGCATCCAGCAATAACCTAAATCTCCTTCTAACGGCATGCATTTTTTCATTCTCGGACTAATATCAAAAGCAATGCAGTTACTACAATTAGATTTTTTAGCAACTTCTGGCGTAGTCTTCCAATGGTCTGCTGCGTCTTCCCAATACTTTTCATCAGATAAATTAAGCGGGCCATAATTAATGTGGTTTGATTTTATTGCGATATTCCTATTTTTAGTATTGAGTTTTAAATCTCTAGTCGCCATTGGACAGGTCTGCCTTTGTTTGACGACTAGCCAAGCCTGACTAAGAGGTATCATTTCTTCTTCCCCTTTTTCTTACGAAACTTACCACGACAATATTGCACCGCCCAGCCGTTCGCATAAGCAGAGGGGTAAACTTTGAATTTGCGCTTGGCTGCTGCTTTACCAGCAGGACACAATTTCTTTTCTAAAAAGTCAAATGCATTGTCTATACCGACACAGTGTCCACAGTCGCAACCTTTTTCCATTTGGTCTTTAGGCTCGTGAGTATAGATATCACCGTCTTCGTGAACAAATAACTTACCTTGTTTAATCATGTTAGTAAGTGTAGACTTTAATTCATCTTCGTCAGGCACCACTTCTCTAAGATTCTTCATACCTAGAGCGCCGCCTTCCTTTTCTATTTCACGCAAAATAACTTGCTCAGTATCTTGTTTTAAAATTTCCCACCACGCTGTCATTAGCAATTCCACCTTTTCAACGCTGCACCTTTTGGTGTCAGTTTACCTTTTTTACTAGTTGGACCTTTGACCCCACTCATGCGAGCACAGAAAGACTTACGACGCTTCGCTTTTTTACCGCCGGGTTTGAGTTTAGAAGGCTTGGTAGTAACAGGTGGCTTAAGGTTTGCACCTGTTTTACGCTTAGCCGCAGCACGACCTTTGGCGTTTAAACCACCTTTGCGACTATGTTTGTTAGGATTGTAACCGTGAAACGGCTTTGACCTTGCTTTTAGTACTTCAAAAGCGAGTTCAGCAGGACTACAACAGTCACAAAACTGAAACTCAAAGTCTCCGCCCATAATGCGCCTAAGTAAGAACTAAACAAAAAGATAGTGGTCGTGCGGAGAAAGGAGGTGATAGAATGAATGCAAACCGAACATCAGGGAAATACCAAAAACCGCAGACCAAACTCGGCTTTGCTTTCGTATATATAAACTCAACTCATATCCAAAGTAAACTCGCCGCATTCTTTACAGAACCAAGCGATGCCACGAAAGATACCCGACTTTTTGATGTAGACTCGCTTTGTGGGATGATAGCCACAATGAGAACATTCCTTACTTCTTTGTTTGCCTTTCATCCTTTTCACCTTGTTTCAACTTCTCCATGGCGTTGTATCTGAGTACTCTGACCATCGAAGACAAATCATTAACTTCCGACTGAGTAGATTCTAATTTTTTAGCAAGTGTGTAACTCGCCAAGGCTAAAGCGACTATACTTAGACCAGTAATTAAATCCCAGAACATGCTTGTGGGTAAACGATACCCTACTTGAACTTTGGTGTCACTTAGTAACTTCAAGCAGTTCGGTCAACAGCAGTTTGTTGAGCGCCGTTTTGTTTACCAAGTTGTCTCGCAAGTTCAAGTAACCTCTCTTCATTCATCAAATCCGGGTCTGCTCTACCCATGTCGATACTTTGCTGCAAACGCTGTGGGTCAACAGGGGGGAGACCTCTCATAGGAACAGGTGGCTGGCTACCTCTTTCAAAACCTCGAATCGGGAAATTAGGTCTGTCATCTTGACCCGCAATTGATTGTCGTGTTCTGAGTGCTCTTCTTCCTCCACGACCTGCTGTATCTATTTGTTCGTTGATTCCGCCGGACTTTGGTTCAGGCTTCAAGTCTACTTCTGCTGGCCTGTCAAACTCGGTGCTCTGCTGTTGAGCAAACTGTGCGAGTATATCTGCTGTATTTTGAGCAACGGTAGGCTTGCCTGTTCTTTCTTGTTGAGTTTCTACAGGTCTGGTATCTCTTCTCAACCTAGTTGGACTTGCTACACCGACATTTGATGCAAGCATGCCTTCTTTAGTTCGATAAGGAGTCATACCCTGACCTGTTGGGCCTCTAGCACCGCTTTCCATTCTACGCCTTGCAGCACCTACCCCTCTACGAGCCATTCTACTTTCTGGTTGAGCCATGAAGGCTTCTTCCGGCATAGTTTCTGTAATTGGTATAGATGCAACTGGAGGCATTTGAGGTTGACCGGTGCTTACAATTTCCATGTGGTCTGGTAAATTTGCCATAGATTGTCCCGGCATAGTGTTAACAATAGTAGTTTCTCCAGTAATCTTGTTTCTCATAGTTACCGGAACAGTCGCTTCTTGTCCCCTGCCACCCATTGTCGCCATAGTAGTTCCACCAGTTATTGGACTAATATCTTGCATGACTGTGGGGTAACCCTGTCTTGTTGCACCAGAAAAATCAATAAAAGGAGGCAATTCTTGTGTATCTTCACCTCTGCCCATCTTTATGTTTCTCGCTGTCTGACCCATCATTTCTAAAGCGTTTGCCCTTGCTACCTCTGCATTTGGAAACATAGTTAAATTAGGGTTTGTCATTGTTCTAATATTTTCTAATTGACGGGCACGATTTGCCGCTGCAATTTGAGAGAAGTCTCCAACATTACCTGCCCTTTGTCTTTCTATCATGCTTCTAACAGCAGGTGGTAAAGTGCCCATTCCACCTTGTGCCAAAGGGTCTGCTTTCAAAACACTCCATGCCTGCTCAAAGGCTCTCATCATGTGTGGCGTATGAACACCTAAGATAAAAGAACATTGGTTAAAGAACGAGCGATTCGAGCAGCATCAGCGAGGTCTTCTTCTTGTATACCGCAATCAAAATCCCATGCGTTTAGATGGCGTACCAAAGTTTGAGTGCTCAGATTAGCCCCGCTACCATCAGCAAACGGACAACCACCCAAACCGTTGATGCTGCTGTCAAACTCTTTGATACCGCTAAGTAAGCCACTTCTTACTAACGAGACTGCTCTCGATTCGTTACCTTTATGATGTAAGTGTAACGCAGGTGTCAAGCCTTCATCAAGTGCCATCTCAGCCCACAGAGCAACTTCTTGTTCACTTGCTACGCCAACTGTATCAGCGAATACAACAGTGTTGCCAAACATCTTAGCATCTCTCAAACAAGAAAGCATAGTCTGTGGCTTAACAATACCACTGTAAGGGCTACCGAAAGCCATGCTGATGTATACTCTGACATTTTCTTTTGGCACTTTATCCATGAATGTTTTATACATTAGCACGATTTCTTGGCGTGTTTTACCCATGTTGTTAACATTAAATGTCTCACATGAACTAAATACAATGTTAATTTTTTTCACACCTGCCTTAACAGCCCGGTCATAGCCCCGCTTATTCATTACCAACCCAGCACCAAAGCCAGTAAACACCTTTTCTGCATCAGCCATCTGAGGCAAACGCTTAGGATGAGCAAAACTTACCTCTTCGATATTTTCTATCCCTGCCCTATAGAGTGCGTTAATGAGATTCTTTTTGTCGTCTGTGTCGATGATATGCTCAAGATATTGTAAACCGTCACGAGGGCCGACCTCATAGACGGTTACCTTCATTCAATCCCCTTCCTCATACCGTGAAAGCAGGACTTGTGGAATTCCTCTATCTCTTCTTCACTACTAAAGACTTTGAAGTCAGTAGTTTCTTCATTAATAATCATGTACCAAGCCCAAACATAGCCCACCAAAAGGGCTACCAAAAAGTATCCAAGTAATTCAACGCCACTCATGACGGAGCCTAAAGCAGTGTAAAAATTAAAGTTGTCGGTTAGGTTGGAACAAATCTCGTCTACCTGTAGGTTCGCTCAAACCAAACTCAGGCCCACCATCATAATGTCCTCTTTGTCTTGCAGCAACTAATCTCCTGAGATTGATTTCGTCAGGCCCGTCAAGCATAGAGAAATACAAAGCCCTTTCACCGGGATATGCATTTGGATGGAACTCAGCCGGTATTACTGGAGGATTTACCAATCTGTTTTGAATGAAATCCTCAACTTGTTCTTGAGGTATAGCCGAGGCCCTTTCTCTCACTCTAGGTCTAAAACTTGCCTCTCTCATTTCTTGAGCAGTTTCAAATCCAAGGCTATTAGCAATCTTTTCTTGTTGCCTATATTTAAGGTCTGCTTCTGTCCCTGAAAACATTTTCGGTGTTTTGGCAGGGTCACCAAAGTCATCAAAAGCATATTCAGTAGCCTGTGGGCCGTCTGCTTCTCGAACCATTGAGCCACGAGCAAAGTGACCCATTACACTAGGGTGCATATATTGACCTTTGAGTAAAGCCCATGCCTTGTCGAATGCGCCCATGTTTATCGCTCCTGTTACGATTCGTATTCGTAAGGTTCTTCTGGTAATTGACTTTGATACTGCTGCATAGCCATAGGATTAACGCTCATTCGCATACCGCTACCGTTACATAACCGACAAGGTGTTTCACCGTATTTAGTTTCGTTGTCAATACCAGTGCCTTGGCATTTAGGACAAAGTAGAGGGTTTCCCCTATAGTCTAAATTTTTTAAAATTTTCCAAGCCTGCTCGAAAGGTCTCATGTGTCAGTCTAAAGCGGTTTAAAAATTAAATTTATTGGTCGAACTGTAGTGGTCGAGGTCCACTACCAGCCCTAACTCTTGCCAGCGCTTGTCCTAGCGGCGTTTGCTCGTTGGCCATAGTCTGTCGTCTTAAAGCGACTTCATTAGGGTCGAATGGATTAAAACTAAAGTCGGGTCTAGGAATTGTTGGGTCCTTGTCATTACGGGGGTTAATTATGTTAGAAATGCTACCAGCCCGCCCTATGTCAGCAGGTGGTTTTTCAGTAGGCTCAAACGGGAAATATTCATCTGAAAAATCAGAGCGGTCAAAGCCATGTTCTATATCATACACGGTACTTGGGCGACCCATAGCCTCCCTTTCCATTGCTTCTTGCCTTTGTTGTTCTTGGAACATAGCACCTGTAAATGGCTCTAGGAACGCCGTGTTAAAAAAAGGTGGACCCTGTATATCAGCATCAAAGTCGGTTAAAAAATGCATTTCATCGGATACATCTCTTAAACCACCACCGACATAGCCCCCTGTTGGAATAGACTGGGCGGGGAACATTTCATACGCTAATGGACTAGTGTGCCCTCCTTCTATCAATTGTTGAATTTTGGCATCGCTTTCCGGTGTTCTTAATTGACTTAAGCGATTTATTTCTGCCAATACTTTTGCTCTATGGTCTCTGAGTGTATCAATATCGTCTCTTGTTGTCTGTAAGTTCTCTAACCTTTGGTCTTCATAGCGTGGGTCTACTTCAAATCCACGCTGCTTAAGTAGTGTCCAAGCGTGGTCAAATGCTGTCACTGTTGTTCACACCTCGTAAGAAATATCTCTTGGTCTAAGAGGAGCATTGTTAGTAATGGTGCCGCCAGTTGCTAATGGTATGTTGAAGTGCTCTGTGTGTAAATCCCCACTATCGCCCATCATAAAAGACGGACCTTGTCCACCAGCGGCTCTATCCTCATCGAAGTATTTGCCATAATTCTCTATAGATAAGGGTGTTCTACCTTCAATCATAGCAGGGTCATCGGCAAATTGACCTTCTTCTGCTCTTCCTAAAACTCTTAAGTTAGGTCTCATTGGAACATTAGAAAACAAATCATTTCTTATTAGCCTGCGGTCATGTTCGTCATCTATGAATTTATACTCATGTGGGTTCTGCACTCTATTTATCATGTTTATAATCGCAGGGTGAACAGTACCAAGTCTTTGTTGTTGTATGTCAGGGTTATACCCATAAGGCATAGGTCTTGACATTTGTTCATACATCTGTTGCTGAGGTAACGCTTTCAAAAGACTCCATGCTTGCTCAAAAGCCCCGACCATGTGAGCCCTATGGCTGTTAAAGATAAAAGCGTTACTAGATATTATCGTAGACCGCATCGGTAGGTAGGCCGTGATAATCAGCGTAGTCTTCACTTAGTTCATGGCTCCAAGGTTGCTTGCTTTCTTTGTCGTAAGCATAAACAAAATGCTGGTCTCCATCTAAGTTGGTGCGTATGTTAGGGCGTTCATGAGCACCGTCGAGCACGCCCTCGTCAACTAATTTGTTCCAATAACCAGCCGAATGCCTCTCAACATTGGTCACATGTGTGCCATCTAATTCGTGGTCAAAATGTGCGTGTCCTTGGTCAATCATGTCTTGAATATACTGACGAGACTTGTTTTGTCCCCTAACAGGGCCAGCCATCTCAAAATTATTTATCAACAAACTGTTTAGAAAATAATCAGGTCTCATAGTTCCACGAGCCATCCCGTCTTCTGACTGCCACATGAATCCGCCCATCTGGTCGAGATAAGGTAGCATCTTGTAGTGGCGACTCTGTTCCATCGGTGGCAGATTGTCATCGGTATAGACAGGAGCCTTGAGCAAACGCCAAGCCTGCTCGAAAGGTCTCATGCGTTATCCGATAGGGGCTGATGGTAAAAAGTCAGCGGTCTAATAATCTCCTGTAAACTCAACTGGTATACCATCTCGCATTACCATTGGCATTCCAGTTTCTGGGTCGTTGAATATAGGTCGACCAAATTTATCTTTAGGTCTGTCTACAGGTCTAAAGTTTTTAGTTTCGTTATCAGGTCCACCCTCTGTTGGGAAATTTCTTATTCCCATTGTTACTTCGGCTGGAAAATGTCTATTTCGAGGCTGGTCTACTAAACTAACCTCTGCTTGAGGAGAAGGACTGAACAAATTGGTAAGGGAGAGGGGTTTTTTTTCTAATTCTGCTAACAACCTTTTATTTTCACGGTCTACTATGCTAGTAATCGCTGGATGCATTGTTTGTCTACGAGTTCTAGCGTCATTGTATATTTGAGAAGCGTCAGCCTTGAGAAATTGCCAAGCCTGTTCAAATGCGCCCATGTCTAAACCCATGAGTGAACAGGACAAAAAGCCATCGGTTAGCCAAGGTAGTTGATGAGGGCAGCAGAAATTTTCTCAACCTCTTCTCTGGTATAGGTGAATCGGCTCTCGAATCCATCAGCGACTAAGCACAATTCTATTTTGTCAGGGCCAGCCAGACCGTTGATACCAAAAAGGGTCATCTCATCATTCAGATGAGTGTAAGTCCTAGTCAGCCCGCTGGCTTTAGCCTCCGAGTAACCGACCACTGCACAGTTTACACACATGCCCTCTGTGCATTCAAACGGGTCATCTCGACTAGCATACGACTCGTGAAACTCAATAGATTCATTACACTGCGGGCAAGGGGCTGAAAAGTAACCTTCGTCTTTCATGGTACCAGATTAATCCACAGGTTAATAAATGCTTTGGTATACCAAAAATTTTCTAAAAATTTTTTTTGGTCGAGCGCCGTGTGTGGTTAAAAGGAGTCTAAACCCACATCTAAACCCAAGCCTCCGCCTAAGCGTCTAAACCCAACGCCGTCTAAACCCAGACGGGGGTGGACAGGCTCGCAGTGCATCGGTCTATAGAGAAGAGGGGTTTAGGTTGAAACCTAAACCCTAACGCAGTCACCCGTTCTATAGAACGCTGTCCGTCGCTGCTGTCCGGCTCGCAGTGTTGCATTCTATAGAACGCTACACTCATGCGTTATCTAACTAAGCGGAAATTCAAGCGGGCTGCATGATAGTCATTTACAGGGGGCTAAACGCTGTACTGCGAGCCATTCGGCTGGTTGAGTATATAAAGAACTAACAAAGTAACGGTACTGAAAATCACCACATCAACCAACAAACAAACCAGCCCAGTACGGTTGAATTGGCTCAGTTCTGAGCCAGTTCGCTGAGACTGGGTCGCAGTGTGGCGGTTTTCTGCTCGACCATCCGGTTGAGTATATAAAGAACTAACAAAGAATAGGTGCTGACTAACCTCGGTTTGGTCGGAGAGCGCCTCCGAACCTGACCCACTCACCCACATCGCCACGCTCGGTCATTTTCATGCGTTCTTATTCACATAAGCAAACGCTTTACTGCTAAGCAATTCATATTATTATCATATTATTATTACAATTATTACAAGTATTACACTATTACATTCTATAATATATCTCTCTAGGGAGTTACTGTAATCATCATAACTATTCCAAGTATGACTATTGAACACCTTGAAAACATCATAAACGATTCACTGCGAGCCGACTCAATTGTAACATTCACATTCACTATATAAAGAACTAACAAAGATAAGGAGATGAATAAACATGAAAGTTAGTCGAAAGAAACTAATAATCAATATATGTTTTTTGCATAAATTACTCGATAATGCAACACGACCCCAAGAAAGGGAAATATTGAATAAAGCAAAACTCGCTTTATTGAATGCCTTGTATGCCCTCAATAGATGAAATTCAATATATAAAGAGCCAATAAAGAAAAGGAGATGATTAAGCATGAACAAAGATACCACAATAAAAGAGGAGATAATTCAACAAAATTGTAAGGCTTGTGGCCGAACTCCAAACTGGAAATACATGGATAAAGTGCCACACAAAAAAATAACAACCACTAGCCACATATTAAGCGGCTGTCCTACTATTGAAGTCGAAGTTATATGTATCGGTTGTATTGACAAACCGGAACCTAAAGAAGAAAAACCATTCAGTCTAAAGGATATATTCAATTGAATATATAAAGAACTAACAAAGATAAGGGGATGACTAAACATGAATAAAGAAGAAGCAATAGCGAAACTGAAAGAAGCAATCAAAGAAGGAGATACACTTTATACACAATTGAAGAATGTATCTAAGTCGGGTATGACTCGACATATAGCGGTAAGATTCTTGAAAAATGATTACCCTTACGATTATACTTACCTTGTAGCAAAAGCAATCGACGGCAAAATCAGCGACAAATATGACGGCATCGAGCGAAGAGGATGCGGTATGGATATGGGCTTTGACCTTATCTATAACTTATCTTATGTCCTATATGGTGACGGCTACGCTATCAATCAAAGGTGGCTTTGAATATATAAAGAACTAACAAAGATAAGGAGATGAGAAAAATGAGTAACAGATTAATGCACATAATTGCAGGTCAAACAGAATACAAACACCAAGAATGGAAAACTAGAGATTTGAAAGAAGCAAAGCAAATGCTCAAGGATGCGATTCAATATCAAAAATACTGGACTGAAAGAGGTCACACAAGGAGTGTCTATAGCGATGAACCATTACCGACTAAATTTACTGTCTACTGCGGCATTTATACAAGAGCAAGTATAGAAGTCGGCATTCAACAAGCAAGGCAATTACTTGAGGGCTATTGGAAGAGTGGATTAAGTGACATCGAAAGTGATTTAGAAAACGGTTACGATACCGCAGAAAATGAATTTTCCATTGAGATTGATGATTACAGCATACAATTCAAAGTCAAAATCGAAAGGACTGGTCAACATATCAATCAAGCCAAATGGGATAAGGTAAGCGAATTTAGAGAGTCATTATTCAGCGAGGAAGAGGAGTGAATCAAATGTTTCAAGATATCAAAGACGCTATGCTAGACATGACACTATCACACTTGAACACAGCACTACATTATCACTTCATCGAATTGATGGAGTCAATCAATGATACCCTTGATGAGTTTCAAGAATTAGCGGAAACAATAGGTGAGTAAGATTCACCATATAAAGAACTAACAAAGATAAGGAGATGAAGAAAGATGACAGAAAAGAGCGATAGACCAATTGAAAAGGTTGGAGTGTATTATGTTGAAAAGGTTGGTTATGTTACAGGCTTAGAAGAGGCTGAAAGAATAACTCAATCATTTACAGGCAAGCCTCCCAAATTTATTGAATGGACATACATGGGGGATGAAGATGAACCCGCATGGATGGAAAATGGAAATGAAGAAGAATGAAACTAACACAGTACGAGGTGATAACATGAATGAAGAGATAACACAGTACGAGAAAGAAGCGATGGACTACTTTGAGTCCTTGATGAAAGAACAACAGTACCCTAGCGATTACGGTGGTGATAACTTTTGGGATGATGACGGATGGTTACTCACCGTGTCATGGAATCCAACACAGACTAAACTTGAAGAGGTTGCTTTTGCTATACTTGATGAAAAATTGACAGACACAGACATCGACAACCACGATGTAGTTAGGTTCAAACATTGGGCTTGTGGCTATGTCATGCAAATGAACACTCGACCAATCGTAAATGGCAGACTCACCAAAGCAGGTGAGATAATCTACGAATACATACAAGACAATGGTTACGACTATTTACAATTAGCAAGTGAGGATGAGCGATACTATGAATGGGAAAGAGAAATGGTTGCCATGTGCATAGACAATGATGACTTGACTGATGAGCAAAAAGACAGACTAGTATCGCACTTACTTTACGAGTGCGATGTCTATGTAGAAAGCGATGGTTATGTATATTGTAATGGTGACTTGAACGAACTCATCAAAGAAGAAACTGTTCGATTGAATATATAAAGAACTAACAAAGATAAGGAGATGACCAAACATGAAAACTTGGAGAACACAATACTGTTACAGCAAAGATGCAGGGATAACACTAGTCAATGGCAACCACTTGATAGGCCGCCAACATGAAGAGGCTATTCACTTTCCTACTGTTAGAGGACTACTCAAGCATTTGAGAACTCAATACCCTAACAGATTATGGAGGTCTAAATTAACACACTACTACGGCACTATTGTCGAGATACAAACGAAAATGTAGATTTGAATATATAAAGAACCAACAAAGATAAGGAAGTGACCAAGAATGAACGAAGTAAGTGTGCTAAACTTGAGGATAATGAAGTTATCAAATGCGAGAGGCGAACTTTACGAGGAACTTGAACGCCATGAGGAAGGAAGCGAAGCATTCAACAGAATTTATGAAACCATTAAAGAAATGTTAGCGGAAGAAGGCAGGTTAATTGAACTCTTAGAGTCAAAGCAATTTTACATTTACAATACTACTACGGAAGAACTTGAACCAAACATTCACTATATAAAGAACTAACAAAGATAAGGAGATGAAAATTATGGCAAAGAGCAAGAGCAAGAGCAAGAGAAAATATAACCCAAAGAAATCAAAAGAATGGAATGACAAATGCGAGCAAGCATGGTTTGACAGATTTGCTGAGGCAATCCAAACAAATAACCTTCCGTGGCGAAAGCCGTGGAAGCCTAACGGCACTGGATTCGACGGCATCCCTATTAACTTAAAGAACAAGAAGGATTACCGAGGTGGTAATACTACAACACTTATGATTGAAGCGATGTTTAGAGGTTGGACTGACCTAAGATTCGCTACAAGAAACCAACTGAAAGAAATGGGTCATTCGATTGTAGGACTAAAGAATAACACTGGGACTATTATCAAGTATGCTGAACGAAAGCCATACGAGGAAGAGCAAGACGACGGCACTATCGAAATCAAATACCGATGGATTAGAAAGTGGTATGAGGTATTCAACATTGAGCAGTGCGAGGACTACGAAGCACCAAAGCCTGACCCGACAGCAGAAGTCAAGCCGACTCATGATATGATGAAGCACTTTAACGACTACATCAAGAACGAAGGTATCACCTTCAAGACTGGCGGCAACAGGGCTTTCTATCGAAGCAGTGCTGACCTTATCCAATTACCTACTCATGATTCTTTCATCACTCCAATCGGTGAGGTCATGACAGCATTCCACGAAGCAGGTCACTCGACAGGTCACTCAAGTAGATTGAAGCGACCACTAGGCAACGGTTTCGGCACCAAAGCATACGCCTTTGAAGAACTGATAGCGGAACTATCATCCATGCTTGTAGTCATGCGACTCGGTGGCGAATTCGTGCCGGATTCAGTACAAGAGGAGAACGCTAACAATGCGGCTTATCTACAGTCATGGTTGAAAGCCTGTGAAGACAAAGATGAGGCTCTAGGTCTAGCATTCCACGAAGCCCAAAAAGCGGCTGACTACATGATTGAATCAATCAAAAAAGGAGATGAAGAACAATGAATACAGAAAACAAGCAAGATATTAGATTAATACTACGACAAGCGCAACGAATAGTAGAGAATTGGAAACACGAAACCCTATTTGATAAAAAAGAGAATTTTCTTTATGCTACTGTGAGCGAGGGACTATGTATTATGATACGAAAAATCAACGAAGAAATAAGAGAATTGGAGGAACAAGAATGACAGAAATAAGATGTGCAAAGTGCTGTAAAATAACAGATGTAGATGACGAAGATATGTGGCAAGGAGACTTAGAAGATGTGGCCGATGACCACCTAATCTTTAGATTCACACATTATTGTGACAACGAAATAGGAGACGACGAAGACTGGGAAGAATGCGGTCACACAATCGAAGTCCTAAGATATGCTAAACTATCCGACCACAGGGATATTGAACAGGAGGAATAGATATGGCAATAATAAAGAGAATTTATAACATTGAAAGAATAGAAAAAACAGCATACTGCTTTGCAGTTGAAGCAACATCGAAAGCAGAAGCATTGAGAATGGTAGAAAACCATGAGGCTCATTACCACGACGCTTATGGACTTCACGATTACAGACCTAAAGTGACTTCAATTGATGAATACAACGCTTGCCCTAACAACGGTAGAGCATGGTCGAACATACCACTCAGCGAAGTTACATTTGATGATGATGGAAACCCACTGAGAAACGGCAAGCATTTCAATTGGCACTACAATGGAAAGTGTAAAGGTGAAAAAACGACAACCGAGGACTTCTGTTACGAATGCTGTCACGCTATGAAAAACGGCTACAGATTCACGACATCAGCCGAAAACGCATACTTGAACAATCAGTACGGTGTCGGGCTAAAAGAATATTGAATATATAAAGAACTAACAAAGAAAAGGAAGTGAAAAAAATGGAAATAACATTACAAGAACTAAACGATTATGCAAACACAATCAAGAACGAAGCAGAAGAAACAATGCGTAACAAGATAGTCCGATATATCGAAGAAGGATATACTACTAACGGGCTGTTGTTTATGCTTGGCAGATTCAACCTCGTCACTGGTAAAGCGCATGACTGTAAAGTATCAATAGATGCCTATAACATAAACAAACCAATCATGGTAATCAATCCGAGGGATGAAGAATGACACCATGTGATATTTGTAATGGGTGGAATGATTCCAAAAACCATATTTGTAGTAATTGTGGTTGTCTAACGGAGGAATAAGAATGAAGATTGAAACAATACAAGCACTCTATGATGACTACAAGGAATATCAAGAATGGTACTACCAGAATCACGGATGGGTCATGGAAGAAACTTTCCTTGAATATGTACAGCGTTGCATTGACAATGACGAACTAGAATTACTTGAAGAGGAATAAACATGAACAAGCAAGAATATCTATTCATACTACAAGGTGATATGACACCTTTCCAAAGAGCGACTATCGCTAAGTGGATTCACAAGAAAGCATGCCAACTAAACATCGGCTATGCTTGTAACTATCACGGTGACGGTGGCGACGGAGAACTTACTTACAGTCAAATGATGGATAAGAAAAACCATCCACTAACAGAAAGAGAAATACTTAGACAAATAGAAAACGGAAGAGATTGAGTATATAAAGAACTAACAAAGGAAAGGAAGTGAAAGAAATGAATTACGAAAAAGATGAAGAATACATTTACCAAAGCGGGGACTGTGAGATAATAAATGATTACTACATTTGTGAGACTGTGCTATGGGAAGCAAGAAATAAGATTGACCCACCTCACAATGGTTATGTGATGTTTGCATCAAGTTCTCCCGAAACAAATGTGCAACACTTGGTAGAAAATGAAGGAATAGACCTTGAAGATATCTCAGTGGTCGTCATAGGTTGCCATGAAACTATTTGGTATAAGAAGGAGGAATCACAATGATTGACACAGACAAATACGAAGGACACACGAAAGAATGGTGGGCTCGTAACCTTGGTGATGGTTCACCCATGTCTTGTGATGAAGATTATTACCACGATATACCGTTCATGGAGACGGAGACTGATGACTTCGCTAACCCTGCCATTGGGTACATAGTTGGAGGTAAAGATAGCCACTCTTTGGAAGAGCGACGAGCCAACATAAAACTCATGGCCGACGCACCACTTCTACTTGAGGAAGTCAAGCGGTTGCGACTTGTTGAAATGAGCGTTCAAGATTTCTTGGATGAGAAGATAGACTCGTTAGAGTTCTGTAGGATAATGAGAGAAATGGGAGTGATTGAATGATTGACACAGGCAAATACGGAATGACAAACGAAGAATTACTTGAGAGATTCAGCAACCTTTCGGTTGATGATTACAAAGACCTACTCGCAGAAGTCAAGCGGTTGCGAAAAGATAATTACAAATTGAAAAGATTTGTTGAGAATATAGAATGGGGATTGAAAGAGGTGAAAGAATGATTGACACAGACAAAAGATGTGAATGTTGTGGAACTACAAAGAATGTGGTGAACAAAGGATTGTGGACTCCCGCTTGGTATTGTGGGCCTCATAACACTTGCGCTGAAAATAAGGAGATGATTGAATGATTGACACAGATAAATATGAAGAACATACGCCTACATTCTTAGGTTATGTTTGCACTTACAGATACCTTGTGAACGGACAGTATGTGCGTATAGCAATAGACTGTGCAGGGCATCACGACACTTGGGAGGATAGAACATGGGAGTTCTTCAATGCTGATACAGGAGTGCATCACAATGATGGTATAGTGAATCATGTTGACGACTCACCCGTTCCAACTTATGACGAGGTGTATGAAATGATAATCAAACCAATCTATGAGGTGAAAGAATGATTGACACAGGCAAATACGAAGGACACACAGAAAACAAATGGGTTTGGTATGAGTTCAATGATGGTGATTGGATTCTTTGCCCGTTGCACGATGATGTAAAACCCGACCCCAATGATTTGTGGTGGGGGGTCGATGAAGAGACAGGAGAACCGCTTGAAACTCACGCTGCTCTTAATTGGGATGAGCGCATCCTCAACCTCGCATCCGATTGCATGACAGGAAACAACATCACCACACCTCTTGAGAGTTTTACTTACTGCTCTCATTCAAGGGAGAGGTTGCCTCGTAAGCAAGCCGACATGAACCTCATCGCAGACGCACCACTTCTCTTAGCAGAAGTCAAGAGGTTACGTGGTTTGTTAAAGATAACAGCACAATCATATCTTGACGATGTTAGAAGTGAAGATATGTTAGGTGAAGTGTCGGTTAAGAAAGAATACGAAAAATGCCAAGAAATTGCTGATGTGTTAGGGGTGAGTATTGTGAGTGGGCATACCCTTCATGCTGATGGATATGATATGGTTAGTGAGTTTGGTCGCTATTTTGTATATTTGGATGAAGATGGTGAGATGGTGATGATGAATGATTGACACAGACAAATACGAAGGACATACACAAGGGCCGTGGAATGCCGAGGAAGAAGAAGTTGAGGAAGGTAAGGCTTGGACTGTAAGAGGTGGCGACCATTGGGTCGTCATGGAATCCGATGGGTGCTTACGCATTGATTGGAAGAAAGAAGATGCCTTGCTTGCGGCAGACGCACCAAAACTTCTAGCCGAAGTCAAGCGGTT